CTCTGAAAGGTGGGATGTGGTGAACAATAGAGCTCCAGGCGATCGCGACGCCTTTGGCCCAACCCAATCCGTCAAGTTGAGGGTCAACGCTCCATCCCACCTTACAGAAAAACCGTGAAAACTGTGGTCCAGCGACAACGGTCGGCTGTCCCTCAGTTCTCGCTGGATACCCATGGGCTCCATTGAAACACAATGACCACGCACTGCGTCGTTCATTGATTTCAATCACCATCCCGAGCTCTCGCATGACAGCAGTGATTTCTTCAAAGAAAAAGGGGTCAGAACTCTCACCCCCGCACATGCTATCATCACCATTGACACAAATGTCAAAGTCGTCAGGATCGTAGCCCAATTCCCATAACGCGAATCGCCACAACAGTCCATTGATCAGAGTGTTGCCTAGCGTCGTGTTTGGGTCACCACTATTCCGTCGAGCCTTCCATTGAGCCCGGGCAACCCGGACACCACGGACTTCGAGGATCGCGTCGTTGTTAAACTGCTCGCAATATGCTCGAAATGCCAAGGGATATTCTCTTATCCCGAGCAAGCAGTAGAACCACTTCTCAACCAATAGCAAATGGGCTTCAAGGGTTTTGTCGTATTTGGAAAAATCTGCGTCACAAATACGACCGTGCTTATGCATCGACTCGAAGACTTGTCCCAATTGCTCAGCGTTTAAGCCGGAACAAAACTTTGTACAATTGTTGAGGTTCCACTTTTTCTTCAACCACAGCTGTGCAGCATGACAAAAGGGGCCGAATGCTGCCAATGCTTTCAGCTTGTCAAGTGCAGTGATTATGCGTGCTGCAAAGGCTTCAAGATCCCCCTCATCGAACACTTGTTTATCCAAGGGTTCACGCTTGAGGAAGATCTTCCTCTTGAAATCTCCATGGACGAATCCGTCGCGTTGGAGTTCCTTGCACGCATCGATGATCCGGCGTCGTTTACTTGGGGGAAATCGGTTCACCCACAAGGAAAATTCGGTAGGCGTAATCAAGTCTGAGATCATAGTATGGAGTTCTTTCCAACAAAAATCGTACCATCGCCGAACTCGCACTGGGTCAGCTTTCAAATTTTCACTACCTTGCCGACTTGAGAACGAACAACGAGCAGCATGACTGGTGAGTTTCGGGACTTTGGGGATACGAGTGGGGAATCCGATACCAAGCAAAGTGCACCCTGGTTGGGCGAGTGTGTCATAAAAAGTGAGGTCAGTCCAACGGATGCGGAGATCAAGCGGTGCGGACTTCACGGCGGTCACACACGGCAACTGAAATGGCAACGCGCCATATGCGTACTCTGTCTCACAAACAACGTCATGTCCAGTTCGTGCCATGTAGCGTTTCAAGTCGCGGATGAATGCGTTCTTTTCATCACAAATGCCACATGATGCTCGTTTACTTTGTCCAACAGTGCCTTTCACGCGTGTTTTGACCATGAAATGGCCGAATGGGCACTGTTTCGCCCCCCAACACCCG